TTATAACAGGTTCTTTAGTTGATATAGCATTTCGATAGCTTGACGCGGCGTCATGTCGTCCAGGTCCAGCTTGCCCAGCTTCTCGATGGCCGGGTGTGGAAGGCTGGCGAACAGGTCGCTCTGGTGCGGCACGCAGGGTTCGCCCTTGCTCTTGCTGGCAATTGGCACTTCATGCGGCAGGCTGGCGGTTTCCAGCCGGCCCAGGTGCTCGCGGGCACGCTGGATCACCGGCCCCGGCACCCCGGCCAGCTGGGCCACTGCCAGGCCGTAGCTCTGGCTGGCAGGCCCCGGCAGCACGTGGTGCAGGAACACGATGCGTTCGTTGTGCTCGGTGGCATTCAGGTGCACGTTGGCCACCAGCGGCTCGCTCTCCGGCAGTACGGTCAGCTCGAAGTAGTGGGTGGCGAACAGCGTATAGGCGCGCAGTTGGGCCAGGCGTTCGGCTGCGGCCCATGCCAGCGACAGGCCGTCGAAGGTGCTGGTGCCACGGCCGACTTCGTCCATCAGCACCAGGCTGCGGTCAGTGGCGTTGTGCAGAATGTTGGCGGTTTCGCTCATCTCGACCATGAAGGTCGAGCGCCCGCCGGCCAGGTCGTCGCTGGAGCCGATGCGGGTGAAGATACGGTCGACCAGCGACAGCTCGCAACGGGCGGCCGGCACGAAGCTGCCGATATGCGCCATCAGCACGATCAGTGCGGTCTGGCGCATGTAGGTGGACTTACCGCCCATGTTCGGGCCGGTGATGATCAGCATGCGGGTGCTGTTGTCCAGCCCCAGGTCGTTGGCCACGAACGGTGTGGTGAGCACCTGCTCGACCACCGGGTGGCGGCCCTGCTCGATGCGCAGGCACGGTTCGTCGACGAAGCTTGGGCAGTTCAGGTCGAGGTTGAGCGCACGTTCCGCCAGGTTGCTCAGCACGTCCAGCTCGGCCAGCGCGGCGGCGCTGTCCTGCAGCGGTGCCAGGTGGCCGATCAGGGTTTCCAGCAGCGCGTCGTAGAGCATCTTCTCGCGGGCCAGGGCGCGGCTCTTGGCCGACAGCGCCTTGTCCTCGAACGCCTTGAGCTCGGGGGTGATGAAGCGTTCGGCGCCCTTGAGGGTCTGGCGACGAATATAGTCGCCCGGCGCCTGTTCGGCCTGCTTGGTCGGCAGCTCGATGTAGTAGCCATGCACGCGGTTGTAGCCGACCTTGAGGTTGGCCAGGCCCGTGCGGGCTTTTTCCCGGGCTTCGAGGTCGATGAGGAACTGACCTGCGTTCTCGCTCATGGCCAGCAGCTCGTCCAGCTCGGTGTCGTAGCCGGTCTTGAGCACGCCGCCGTCACGGATCACCGCCGGCGGGTTGTCGATGATCGCCCGCTCCAGCAGGCCGGCCAGCTCCGGGTAGGTGCCGGTGATGGCAGCCAGGCGCGCCAGGTGCGGCGCCTCCAGCTCGGTCATGGCGTTCTGCAGCTCGGGCAGCGCGCCCAAGGCGTCACGCAGGCGGGCCAGGTCGCGCGGGCGGGCATTGCGCAGGCCGATACGCGCCAGGATGCGCTCGAGGTCGCCGATTTCCTTGAGCTGCGGTTGCAGCTTTTCGAAGCGGTAGCCGTCGAGCAGGCAGCGGATCGAGTCCTGGCGTGCCTTGAGCACCTTCAGGTCGCGCAGCGGGCGGTTCAGCCAGCGGGTCAGCAGGCGGCTGGCCATGGCGGTCTGGCAGCGGTCGACGACCGACTGCAGGGTGTTGTCGCGGCCACCGGCCAGGTTGATGTCCAGCTCCAGGTTGCGGCGGCTGGCAGCGTCGAGGATGACGGTGTCATCCATGCGCTCGTGGCGCAGGCTGCGCAGGTGCGGCAACGCAGTGCGCTGGGTCTCCTTGGCATAGCCGAGCAGGCAGCCGGCGGCGCCGATGGCCAGGGTGAGCTTGTCGCAACCGAAGCCTTTGAGGTCTTGCGTGGCGAACTGCTGGCACAGGCTCTTGCGTGCCGAGTCGCGGTCGAAGTCCCACGGCGCACGGCGCCGGGCGCCCGGGCGTTTTTCGGCCGGCAGGCCCTGCGGCCAGTCGTCGGGGATCAGCAGCTCGACCGGGTTGATGCGCTCGAGCTCCGCCAGCAGGTTCTCCCAGCCCTTGATCTCCTGCACGCTGAAGTTGCCGCTGGTGATGTCCAGCACCGCCAGGCCGAACAGCCGCTCGTCACCCAGCAGGGCGGCGATCAGGTTGTCGCGGCGCTCGTCGAGCAGTGCCTCGTCGCTGATCGTGCCCGGGGTGATGATGCGCACCACCTGGCGCTCGACCGGCCCCTTGCTGGTGGCCGGGTCGCCGATCTGCTCGCAGATCACCACCGACTCGCCGAGCTTGACCAGCTTGGCCAGGTAGCCCTCCAGCGAATGGAACGGAATGCCGCACATGGGGATGGACTGCCCCGCCGACTGCCCGCGGGCGGTCAGGGTGATATCCAGCAGTTTCGCGGCCTTCTTCGCATCTTCGTAGAAGATCTCGTAGAAGTCGCCCATGCGGTAGAACATCAGCTGGTCCGGGTGCTGGTGCTTCAGCTTCCAGTACTGCTGCATCATCGGGGTGTGTGCGGAGAGATCAGACATTCGGGGCCTTGAAGCAGGTGGTCTGGTGGCAAATTGCGAAACCGGCAATGGTACAGGCTTTTTCAGCCCGCTGCAGGGGCGATGGATGGGGCAAATCTGCGCAGCAAGCGATTGCATTCCCCTTGGCATCGCTGCATTATGCACGCTATGCAAAAACGCAACGTAGCCTCCACACTCAAAGCGCTGCTCGACCGCCACGGCCTGTCCCCGACAGAGCTGCACCGGCGCACGGGCGTTCCGCAATCCACGCTCTCGCGCATTCTCAGCGAGAAGATCGTCGACCCCTCCGACAAGCACGTGTCGAAAATCGCCGAGTACTTCGGCGTGAGCACCGACCAGCTGCGCGGCCGCGCCGAGCTGGGCGAGTCGCGTGAGGCGGCGGCTTCCACGGCTGGGCATTCGGCGCTGAGCGACATCAGCCTGTGGGACGACGAAACCCCCGTCGAGGACGACGAGGTCTCGGTTCCTTTTCTTCGTGAGGTCGAGTTGGCAGCAGGGTCAGGAAGATTCGTCATCGAAGAGAGCGAGCATGCCCGCTTGCGCTTCGGCAAGCGCAGCCTGCGCCACAACGGGGTGCAGTTCGACAACGCCAAGTGCGTGACGGTGCGCGGCAACAGCATGCTGCCGGTGCTGCGCGACGGCGCCACGGTGGGGGTGAACACCGGCAAATGCACGGTGGGCGACATCATCGACGGCGACCTCTACGCCATCAACCACAATGGCCAGTTGCGGGTGAAACAGGTGTACCGCCTGCCCACCGGCATTCGCCTGCGCAGCTTCAACCGCGACGAACACCCCGACGAGGACTACAGCTTCCAGCAGATGCAGGATGAGCAGATCAGCCTGCTCGGGCATGTCTTCTGGTGGGGCATGTACGCCCGCTGACCTTGCCTTTGGCAAACAAACCCGCTTCGGCGGGTTTTTTTTCGCCTGCAGAAAAGCCCTACAAGCCGCGTCATGCATAGCCTTCATGCATTTGGGCAAATTCCAGCGCATAAAAACTTGAACAAATGCATTGACTGCATATGCATCAATGCATAACCTGTGTCTCAAGCCGGTCAGCAACCGGTTGTTACACAGGCAGCGATGAACAGGCCTCAACTGTTCAGAGGGTTGGCAACTGGCCCGGGTGTGCAGCGTAAAGCACCACGATCAGTTATCCGGCGGGCAGGCGGCCGCGGTCGGAGTCACAAATTTGAAGCGCAACCGCACGGCGTCACCAGTCGTGGCCGGCGGTTGGACAACGCATTACTGAAGGGCCTGGCGAACCGGGCCTTTTGGAATGCCGAGTTCATTCACCCACACCACACACCCGCCGGCATGTCGCCGGCGGGCATCACACAGGAGACAGGACAGTGACGAACGAGCAACAGACGTTGCTGGAAATGCCGCTCTGGCTGGTGATCGTCCTGGCATTGCTGGGCGGTCTGTCTGGCGAGATGTGGCGGGCCGACAAGGCCGGCGCCCGTGGCTGGGCGCTGATCAGGCGGCTGGCGCTGCGCTCGGGGGCCTGCATGGTCTGCGGCGTGTCGACGGTCATGCTGCTGTATGCCAGCGGCATGTCGATCTGGAGCGCCAGCGCCTTCGGCTGCCTGACCGCCATGGCCGGCGCCGACGTCGCCATCAACCTTTACGAGCGCTGGGCCGCCAAGCGCCTGGGCCTGCGCGAGCCGCAGGGCGGCAATGAACGATGGAAGGAGGATGCATGAGCGAGCTGGCCACGTTACAAGCCACCCTGACTGCCACCATTCGTGAGGCGATGCCCGCCCTTGCGTCGGTGGATGCCGATTCCGCCGTAGGAAACAGCCCCAGGTTACCGGCCTTGCGCCACGGCATCGTCAGCATGGTGGCCGATGCCGCGCCCCGCGATGGCCGCTCGGTACTGGCGGTCACCTTCGAGGCCGACATCACCCCCGACAGCGCCAGTGGCGATGAGCGCCTGCAGGGCAGCGAGCTGGCGGCGCAACTGATGGACCTGCTGCGCCAGCAGTTGTGGGGCCTTGAGTTCGTCGAAGCCACCCGCAATGTGCAGGCGCAGTACCAGGGCGCGCAGTGGAAAGTGCGCTGGGAGCAACCGGTATTGCTCGGCGAGCCGCGCTGGGAATGGCCGGACCAACCCCCGGGCAGCCTGATGCTGGGTTTTGCGCCCGAGACCGGTGCTGGCAACGAAGACAAGTACATCCGCCCGGAGGACTTGGCATGAGCTACGCCAGCGCCATGCACGACCGCATGCTGGCCAGCCTGGTGATCCCCTGCCGGGTGGTGGCCGTGGACCTGGCCGCCGCCCGGGTGCGGGTGTCCGATGGCGGCGGCTGGACCAGCGCCTGGGTGCGCTGGCATTCGCTGGGCGCCGGCAAGGCCCGGCACTGGCGGGCACCGAGCCTGGACGAGCAGGGCGTGCTGGTAAGCCCCAGCGGCGAACCGGCCCAGGGCACCTTCGTGCCCGGCCTTTACGGCAACGCCGGCAGTGCGCCGGACAACCGCGAGCATGTCGAGGCCTGGCATTTCGACGATGGCGGTTCGCTGAGCTACGACTGGCAGGCCGGGCGCTACGACATCCAGCTGCCCGCCGGCAACGCCACCATCACGGTGGGGGCGAGCACGCTGCTGGTGAGTGACGGCGCCATCACCGTCAAGGCCGCCGCCATCACCTTGCAGGGCGCGTCGATCAGCCTCGACGGCCCGGTCGCCATCAACGGCGCACTGACCGTCAGCGGCGACATCAACGGCGGCGGGCGGATCATCGACACCGCCGGCAACACCGCCAACCACAAGCACTAGGAAGGTTGCGCACATGCTCAAGGACTTGCGTTGCGGCAAATGCACGCGACTGCTCGCCCGTACGGGCGGCTTCAGCGAACTGCAGATCAAGTGCCCGCGCTGCGGCACCCTGAACCACATCCGGGCCACGAGCCCCGAGCGATCGCCTGTGAGCGACATGACCGCGGCCACGTCCGCGCCCCATCCCTCGCTGCAATGAACACAAGGCGCCCGGTGCGCCTTGTGCCAACAGGAGAACGCTATGCATACCCACCAACGGGGTGCGCCCGCGTCGGGAGGTGCCCCTTGATCGGCATGGACCGCCGTACCGGGCAACCCTTGAGCGGCATTGCCCATTTGCGCCAATCCATCGAAGACATCCTCACCACCCCCCTCGGCAGCCGGCGCATGCGCCCCGAATACGGCAGCCAGCTGCGCCGCTACATCGACCTGCCGGTCAACGAAGGCTGGAAGAGCGCGGTGCAGGCCGAAGTGGCCCGCGCCCTCGGGCGTTGGGAGCCGCGCCTGAAGCTTGAGCGGGTAAAGGTGGTATCGGTGCTCGACGGCCAGGTCAGCCTGGCACTCAACGGCCGTTACCTCGGCGACGACATGCTGGTGGAGGTGAGCGTATGAGCCAGGTCGACCTGTCGAAACTGCCCGCGCCGCAACTGCTCGAAGACCTCGACTTCGAGGTGCTGTACCAGGAGGACCTGGACACCTTCCGCACCCAGCTGGGCGACAGCTGGACCGCCAGCCTGGAAAGCGACCCGGTGACCAAGCTGCTGGAGGTGGGCGCCTACCGCAAGTTGCTCAACCGGGCGCGTATCAACGATGCGGCCAAGGCGCTGCTGCTGGCTTACGCCCAAGGCAGCGACCTTGAGCAACTGGCGGCCAACGTCGGCCTGCAGCGCCTGGTGATCCAGGCCGAAGACCTCACTGCCACACCGCCGCTCGAGCAGGTACTGGAGCTTGATGACGCCCTGCGCGAGCGGGTGCAACTGGTCTACGAAGGCCTGACCACCGCCGGCCCGCGCAACAGCTACATCTTGCATGCCCGCAACGCTTCGGGGCAGGTGGCCGACGCCACCGCCGAAAGCCCCGAGCCTGCGGTGGTGGACATCACCGTGCTGAGCCTGGACGGCGATGGCAGCGCCAGCGCCGAGCTGGTGGCTGAAGTGGCGGCCTACCTCAATGACGACGACATCCGCCCGGTGGCCGACCGCGTGCAGGTGCGCAGCGCCGAAATTCTGCCGTACCGCATCGAGGCGGTGCTGCACATGGCCGGCGACGGCCCGGAGTACGAGGCGATTCTGGCCGAGTGCCGGCGCCGCCTGGAGGCTTCGGTCAACCCGCGCCGGCGCCTGGGCGTCGAAGTGGCCCGCTCGGGCATCGATGCGCTGCTGCACATCGACGGCGTCAGCCGGGTCGAGCTGGTCGACTGGGCCGACCTGCAGCCGAGCAAGGCCCAGGCCGCCTGGTGCACAGGCTTCAACCTGACCCGCGGAGGCTGACATGCAAAGCCTTCTGCCGCTCAACCGCACCCCGCTGGAACGCGCCCTGGAAGTTGCCGCCGACGAGGACCTCAAGGCCGGCCTGCGCAGCCTCTACAACCCCGACACTTGCCCGGCGCACCTGCTTTATCACCTGGCCTGGGCCTGGTCGGTGGACCGCTGGGACGACAGCTGGGGCGAGGCGACCAAGCGCTCGGTGATTCGCTCGGCGTTCTACGTGCACGCCCACAAGGGCACCCTCGGCGCCCTGCGCCGGGTGGTGGAGCCATTCGGCTACCTGATCGAGGTGCGCGAATGGTGGCAGCTCGACCCGCTCGGGGTGCCCGGCACCTTCGCTCTGAAAGTGGGGGTGGAGAACGCCGGCATCGACGAAAACACCTACCTCGAACTCAGCCGCCTGATCGAGGACGCGCGCCCGGTCAGCCGCCATCTGATCGGCCTGGACATCAGCCTGGAAAGCCTGATCCCGGCCTATCAGGCGCTCAGCGTCAGCGATGGCGAACTGCTTGAGGTGTACCCCTGGGAAGCGGCGGACATCGACATTCACCTGGGCGCCAGCCAATGGCTGAACGACCACACCCTGGACACACTGGACATCTACCTCAATGGCTAACTCAACCACTCAATTCGGTGGGTTCCTGACCAACGTCGGCATCGCCCAGCAGGCCAATACGGCCGCGCTCGGGCAGCCCTGGAACATCACCCACATGCTGATCGGCGATGCCGGCGGCGAACCCTCGCTAACCCCCGACCCCACCCCCAAACCGACCCAGGACGCCCTGGTGCGCCAGGTCTATCGGGCGCAACTCAACGCGCTGTACCAATCCCCCGCTGATCCGAACGTACTGGTGGCCGAGCTTGTGCTGCCACCGGAAATCGGCGGTTGGTGGATCCGCGAGCTGGCGCTGGAGGACGCCAGCGGCAACTTCATCGCCGTGGCCAAGCCGGCGCCGAGCTACAAACCGCTGCTGGCGCAAGGTTCGGGGCGTACCCAGACCATCCGCATGCACGTGGTGTTCGGCAACCAGGCCAACGTCACCCTGAAGATCGACCCAAGCGTGGTGCTGGCCACCCGCGACTACGCCGACAAGGCGCGCGAAGCGGCCGAGCTGTATACCCGCCACCAGCTCAAGGCCCACGTCGAGGCCGCCGACCCGCACCCGCAGTACCTGCGCCGCAGCGACGTGGCCAAGGACGCCGGCCAACTGGCCTGGCTGGGTGCCGCCACCGGCACCGCCGATGCCCTGGTGCTCAAGCTCAAGAGCAGCGAAGCGGCCCTTGCGGCCTATGCCGCCGGCCAGCGCCTGCAGTTCCAGGCCACGGCCACCAACACAGGTGCCGTGACCGCGCGGGTCAACGGCCTGGCGGTCGTGGCGGTGAAGAAGACCGACAGCAACGGGCTGGTCGACCTGGTCGCCGGCGATATCCGCGCGGGCGGCCTGTACGACCTCAACTATGACGGCACCTACTTCCAGCTCGGTGGCGGCGTTGGCGGCGGCAAGGCGTTCGAGCGGTTCTCGTTCGAGGCGTCGGTAGGGCAGACCACGTTCAACGTGGCGCACACCATCGGTAGCACCATCGTTTTGCGTAACGGCCGGGAAGTGACTGACTACCAGGCGGACGGGCAGAAGATCATCTTCCGCACCCCCTGTGCGTTTGGTGATTCGGTGGAGATCCTGGCGTTCAGTGCGTTCCAGACGGCCAACACCTATACCAAGGCCGAAGTGCAGGCGCTGGTGGATACGGCGTTGGCATTGCCGGTCGGGAGCATGTTGCCATTTCCTCGCGGTACGGTGCCGGCCGGGTTTCTGGAGGTGGATGGCGGTGAATATAGTGCGGCGGTGTATCCGGATCTGGCAGCGTATCTGGGCGGGGCATTCGACAAGGGGGATGAAGGGGCGGGGAATTTCCGTTTGCCGGATACTCGCGGGGAGTTCTTGCGGGGTTGGGCAAATGGCCGGGATGTCGATGCGGGGCGGGCGCTTGGCAGTACGCAGGCAGCTGAAATGCCCTCGCATACCCACTACAGCAACATTCGTACATCCGTTGTCGGTAACCAGGAAGCTGTTGTAACGGCCTATGGCCCAGGTTCGGATATCGCTACTACCCGAGTCGTTCAGACATCCAACTCGTCTTATGCAGATGCCGGAAACTATCCAGTTTCATTCGCGGGAGGTAAGGAAAACCGGCCGCGCAACTTGGCGGTCATGTGGTGTATCAAGGCTTGGAGCGCGCCGGTGAACCAAGGAAACATTGATGTTGCCGCCCTTGCAGCACAAGTTGCCGTTTCGGTACCGAAGCACTACAGGTCTGGCCTCACGCTGGCGATGAATGTGGAGAGTCCAGTTACAACAATCGATGTTCTGCCAGGACTGGCACGTGCCTCCGGAGATGCAGTCGAGTTGAGCACCCGGATGGCCGGCGTATTGCAGGCCAGCGGTACTTGGGCTGAGGGCGCGGGAGGTAACAAACTCGATACGGGTAGCCGGGCAGCTAACAGTTGGTACCACGTTCTTATCATCCGCCGTATTAATGATGGTCAAGCCGATTTGCTGTTCTCACTCAGTGTGACGAATGCACTTGTACCGATTGGCTTTGAGATTGTTCGCCGGCTCGGGTCCGTCAAGACTGACGCCAGTGGAAATGTCGTGCCGTTTATGAACGTGGGGCGCGAGGTCCGTTTCCTTACACCGATAAAAGATGTTGTCAGTTCCAGTCCGGCGTCCAGTTCAGGGACGGTGGGCTCGGCAACCTTGACTTTGTCCACGCCACCGGGTGTTCGGGTGAATGTAAAGACGCATGTCGCCATGTCCGGCATTGCTGGATTTGCCTACATGCGACCTTCAGATGCAATTGCGGCAACCATGGCCACGGTTGTGGGCGCGCTTACTACTTGGCAAGTTGGTATTGGTGCAAACACTTCTGATGTCGACTATCTGTCATTCCCTTTCGAATGCCTCACGGATAATGCGTCAGCTGTGGTGCTGCAGTGGATTATGGCCTCCAGTGGAGGTACGGCCTACTACGCCGTGTCGACGTTGGGTTATACAGAACTTGATTGAGAAGCCGTCCATGCCTTTTGTAGAAAGAAATGCTGTTGGTGCAATTGTCGGTTGCTATGCCAACGCGCAGCCCGGCTGCGCAGAAGAATGGCTCGATGATGAGAGCCCTGAAATGATTGATGTCGGCCGCGTGAATCAGGCTGCCGAGGAGCGTGCATGGCGTAATAATCAGCTCTCTGGGTTGGTATGGTTGCGAGATCGCCACCGTGATCAATTGGCGCTAGGTGCAGAACCCACGCTGGGTGTTGATCAGTTTTCCGAGTTACTGGTTTATATGCAGAACTTGCGGGACTGGCCGCAATCCCCCGCATTCCCTGATCAATCGCTGCGCCCTCAAACGCCCGCGCTGCTCGACAAGTTAGGAGGTGAGCAATGAGCCGTGCCAATAATCTAGCCGCCAATGACAAAATTGTTCAGGACTTTGTTCTGGAAGGTGAAATCAGTGAGGCGGAAGTGGCTGCCGGCTCCGCGCAAAGTCGCAAATGGTTCAGCCTGCGTAGGTTGAGAATGGGCTTTGCTGCCAGTTTGGCCCAAGATGGTTATATCGTCTTCCCAACCTGGCTTGGTGGCCTGATCATTCAATGGGGACGGATTGCCACGCCAACAGCTGACCGAGAGTACGGCGTTACATTCCCGATTCCCTTCCCGGCTGAAGTGTTCAACTTGCAAGTTGCTTATGGCTATGACCAGGCTCGGCAGAACGACGGAATTGTGGCTCAGATCAGTACTGTCAAACTGGACGGTTTCATTGCAAACCGACAGGACATTTACGCGGTCTCGAGTGTGGCCAGTGCGTACATCAACTACTTTGCTATTGGCCGCTGATCAGGCCGTCTTTGAGTTCATGACTTTGCCAATTGACCAAGCTCACTAATCCCCACCGCGGGGCGTTTTTTCATCCGCAACACCCCCTTCAAGGCCCCGCACCCGCGGGGCCTTTTCACATCTGAATCTGGAGCAAACCCCTATGAGTGGATTCTTCCACGGCGTCACCGTGACCAACGTCGACACCGGCGCGCGCAGCATCGCGCTGCCTTCTTCCTCGATCATCGGCCTGGTCGATACCTTCACCGAAGGCCCTGATGCCACCGCCAAGGCAGGCGACCTGGTGCTGATCACCAGCGAGCGCGAAGCGGTTGCGGCATTCGGCCCGGATGCGGCCATCACCAAGGCCTGCTGCGCCATCTACAGCCGCGCCAAGGCGGTCATCGTCGCCTGCGGCGTGGCCAAGCTGAGCGATGCCGCCGAGCAAACCTCGGCGATCATCGGCAGCGTGCTGGCCGACGGCAAGCGCACCGGCCTGCAGGCGCTGCTCGACGGCAAGAGCCGTTTCAACGCCCAGCCGCGGTTGCTGGTGACCCCGCAGCACAGCGCAACCGATGCCGTCGGCACCGCGCTGGTGGCCCTTGCCGACAAGCTGCGCGCCATCGCCATCATCGACGGCCCCAACACCACGGACGAGGCGGCCATCGCCTACGCCGGTAACTTCGGCGCCAAGCGCGCGTTCCTGGTCGACCCGGGCGTGCGCTACTGGGACAACGACGCCGCAGCCACCGTCGATGCCCCAGGCTCTGCCTGGGTCGCCGGCCTGTTCGCCTGGACCGACAGCGAGTACGGCTTCTGGGCCTCGCCTTCGAACAAGGAGTTCGTCGGCATCACCGGCACCCGCCGCGCCGTGGAGTTTCTCGATGGCGACGACACCTGCCGCGCCAACCTGCTGAACAACGCCAACATCGCCACCATCATCCGCGACGACGGCTTCCGCCTGTGGGGCAACCGCACGCTTTCCAGCGACCCGAAATGGGCCTTCGTCACCCGCGTGCGCACCATGGACATCGTCATGGACGCGATCCTCTACGGCCACAAATGGGCCGTTGACCGCTCCATCACCGCCACCTACGTGAAAGACGTCACCGAAGGCCTGCAGGCCTTCATGCGCGACCTGAAGAACCAGGGCGCGATCATCAACTTCGAGGTCTATGCCGACCCCGAGCTGAACACTGCCAGCCAGCTGGAGCAGGGCAAGGTGTACTGGAACATCCGCTTCACCGACGTACCGCCTGCCGAAAACCCCAATTTCCGCGTCGAAGTCACCAACCAGTGGCTGACCGAAGTCCTCGATTCCGCCGCTTAAGGAGCGCATTTACATGGCAATGATTCCCGAAACACTGGCCAACCTGAACCTGTTCGTCGATGGCGTGAGCTTCCAGGGCGACGTGCCCAGCCTCACCCTGCCCAAGCTCACCCTGAAACTGGAAGAGTACCGCCCAGGTGGCATGGACATGCCGGTCGAGATGGACCAGGGCATGGAGAAGCAGGAAGCGGCCTTCACCACCACTGGCGTGCGCCGCGAAGCGCTGAAGTTCTTCGGCCTGGCCGACGGCAACGGCTTCAACGGCACCTTCCGCGGTGCCTTCAAGGGCCTCAAGGGCCAGATCAACCCGGTGGTGGTGACCCTGCGCGGCACCCTCAAGGAAGTCGACATGGGTGACTGGAAATCCGGCGACAAGGCCGAGATCAAGCACAGCGTCGGCGTGACCTACTACAAGCTGGAAGTCGATGGCCGCCTGATCTACGAGATCGACGCCATTGGCATGAAGCGGGTGATCGACGGCGTCGACCAACTGGCCGCCCAGCGCGCCGCCCTTGGCTTGTAAGGAGAACGAGATGGCTCAAGCGAAAAAGCTTCCGCAGTGGCTCAGCGTCGACGCCGAGCGCGTCACCGTGCGCCTGTCGCGCCCAAGCGAGGCCAATGGCGTGCAGGTCGACAGCCTGGCGCTGCGTGCACCGACCGTGCGTGACATCCGCAACGCCCAGCTGGGCGGCGCCAAGGACGACGAGCAGCGCGAACTGAACCTGTTCGCCTCGCTTGCCGAGGTTGGCGTGAAGGACCTCGAGGGCCTGGCCCTCAAGGACTACAGCCGCCTGCAAGCCGGCTACTTTCGCCTGGTGCAGGACGACGAGCTTTGACCCTGCCCGGCAGAAGGTCGCCGCACGGCGGCTGGCCACCGAGCTGAACTTTTCCGCGAGCGAAATCATGAGCATGTCGTACCCCGACATGCTCTGGTGGCTCGGGGAGTGACAAGGAGGAACGCATGGCGAACACACAGGTGTTCACCCTCGGCGTTACCGCCAACCCTTCGCTTGGCAGCGCGCTCGATGCGCTGCGCAGGCAGGTGGATGGCATCCGGCTCGGGCGTCTGATCGGCGAGGTCATTCGCCTGGGGCTGGAGCTGGACAAGGTTCGCCTGGTGGAGCGGCAGCTCACCACCGAGCAGGCCTGGGCGCACGAGGAACAGATAAACCGGCTGCGCCGTGAGGGGGATGAAGTCGAGCGCTTGCGCAGGCGTTACCTGGCGCTTGGGCGCAAGCCGATCGAGTTGCGGGTGGTACTTTCGACTGCCACGAATGCCTCGGCCCCCGACCCGACTCCCGACACATCCTTGGCTGCACGTGAGGCCAGGCTGCGTGAGGGTTTGAGCCCCCCTGAAAAGCCTTCGCAGAATGATCCGCCGGACCCCAGAAGCGCTGAACAGGGCAAGGTGCCTTTGGAGTCAGCCAATACAGCGCTTAAAGCGTTGGGCGTGCTGGCTGGGGTTGCAGCGACGGTATTGGCTTCGGTGGGGGCCTACAAAGGCTTCAAGGCGTTACCACCGGGCCTGCAGCAAGCGGGTATTACTGTCGCCAAGGAGAATCTCTGGCCTGCGCTGTTTACAGCCGGGGCTGCTGGCGCGGTCGCAGCTTCAAAGGACAGCGGCAGGGATCAGGCCGACGGTGCAGGGTCAGCACTGGGGGCGTTGTTCGGCACCCTGGGTGGTGCCCTGCTTGGCGGGGTAACCAAGACCCCTATAGGCAAGAAGTACGGTCCGATGCTCGGCGGTATTGTGGGCGGTTTGGCAGGCTCCGGGGCAGGGACCTCGATCTTTGATCTGTTTGCTGGCAAGCCTGAAGCCGCAGTCAAACAGGCCGTTGCACAGAAAGGCTCCGCCGCCGCTTCGTCTTCTGGTGGCCGAAAAGGCGCGGCAGGTAGTGAGCAAGAAGCAGAGGAGGAAGAAGAGGAAGAGGAGGAAGAGGAAGAAGAGCTTGAAGCGTTCGACGACGAAGAAGATGAGGCACGGGTCGATGCGCAGCTTAACGCTTCGCAGGGCGCAGGGCCCGCGTCGGCAGTTACTTCCGCCGTACTCGGCATCACTTCGCTCGCCGGTTCGATGGGCAAGGCCGGGGCTGCCCCCGCTGGCGCTTCGCTGGCGCGCCGGGCCATGCGGCGTGTACCGGGTTTGTCCCTGCTCTCCACCGGTATGCAACTGGCCGACACCTACAACAGCGACGCCACCGACGATCAGAAGCTTGAAGGCTATGGCACGGCCGTTGGTGGTTTGGGCGGAGGCCTGGCCGGTGCTGCTGCCGGTGCCGCAATCGGCTCGGTCGTACCGGTAGTCGGTACGCTGATCGGTGGCCTGATCGGCGGTGCACTCGGCAGCATGGGTGGGGAGAGTATCGGCGGCTTGCTGGGCAAGGCATTGGGCTCAGGCAGCGACGATCCTCCTGTCACGGCAAACCCTGCCGCGCCGGCCGCACAGGTACCGGCGCCACCAGCCCCCATCAACCAGCAGTTCACCTTCACCGCCAACATGCCCGTCACCTTCACCAACAGCCTGTCCGACCCCAGCGTGCTGCAACAGCTGGAAGCCATCGCGCGCCGGCAGCTTGAAGAGCTGATGCGCCAGGCCCGTTCGGTGCAGTTGGCGGATACCCCACATATCGCACTTTAAAGGAGCACCCATGACCTATCTGGAGCAGCTGCAAGCCACGCTGCACGCCCTGGTCGAGGCGGGGGAGGCAGGGCGTCGGCGGGTCGACGCCATGCTCGACCCGATGAACGAGGCGATCGGCCATGTACAAGGCGCGGTCACCGAGCTTGAGGGTTTGCCGGTGGTCGGCCCGATCATCGGCGCCAAGCTGCAACGCACGATGCGCGCCATCGCCACGGCGCAGGCGCGGGTGGCCAAGGTGGTGGCCAAGTACGACCAGGCGGTTGCCGTTGTGCGCCAGGTGCGTGAGCGTATCGACGCCTTCGCCGGCCACGTGGCCAAGGCGGGCGCGGCGATCCGTCGGGTGGTGGGGGAGGTGCGCGCCACGGTCAGCGGCGTGTTGCAGACCTTGGGCTTCGCGCCCGAGGTCACGCCCGCCGCCGAGGCGGTCAAGCCGTTCCCCCACCTGCTGGTGCTGCAGCCCCTCAAGCCAGGCGCCACGCCGTACTACTTCAACCTCGATACCGCGGCCTTCGACCAGCTGCGCCGGCAAACGCGCTTTCGCTGGGCCGGGCAGGAACGCCTCGGCCGCGACAGCGCGCAGCAGGCGGTCAGCCTGGGCGAGGAGACCATCAGCATTCGCGGGGCGATCTTCCCAGGCTTCAAGGGCGGGCTCGGGCAGTTGCAGACCCTGCGCAGCATCGGCCGCCAGCTGTTGCCGCTGTCGCTGACCACCGGCTACGGCGAGGTGCTCGGCAACTGGTGCCTGAGCAGCATCGAGGAAGACCAGAGCCTGCTGCAGGCCGGCGGCATTCCACGCAAACAAGGCTTTTCACTGGAGTTCGTGAGCTATGGCCAAGACCTGCACAACCTCTGAGGGCGACCTGCTCGACACCCTCTGCCAGCACTACTACGGGCAGCTTGGCGGTACCGTCGAGGCTGTCCTTGCGGCCAACCAGGGCCTTGCGGACGAGCCGCAGCCCTTTCGCGCCGGGGTGATGATCGTGCTGCCGGAGCTGCCCGTGCAGGCGAGCGACACCGTTCAACTGTGGGACTGACACGCAGCGCGGCGCGCCAACGCGCCGCCTTTTACAGGGAGGCACACGCATGAAACCTGTGTTCAGTATCCAGGCCGATGGCAAGGACATCACCGCGCTGATCAACGACCGCCTGTTGCTGATGCGCACCACCGACAAACCCGGCCTTGAGTCGGACGAATTCGAACTGCGCATCGACGCCCGCGACGGCGCCCTGGCGCTACCCGCTCGCGGCGCCGTGCTGGCGGTGCACCTGGGCTATGCCGGGCAGGCGCTGAGCTTGCTTGGCCGCTACACCGTCGATGAGGTGGAGCTGTCCGGCCCGCCGGATACCCTGGTGATCCGCGGCAAGGCCAGCGACCTGCGCGGCAGCGGCAAGACCATCCGCAGCGGCAGCTGGGAAAACGTCACGCTGCAACGCATCGTCGGCGACATCGCCGCACGCAATGGCTGGCAGGCGGTGTGCCCGGTGACGGTGCAGTTGCCGCGCATCGACCAGTACAGCGAGTCGGACTTCAACTTCATCACCCGTGTCGCCCGCCAGCACGACTGCACCGCCAAACTCGCCAACGGCCAGCTGCTGGTGTTGCCGCGCCAGGCCGGCAAGAGCGCCAGTGGCCAGGCACTGGGGGTGGTGACCCTGGCGCGCAGCGAGGTCAGCCAGTGGCAATTCAGCCTGGCCGACCGCACGACCCACAAGGCCGTGCGTACCCGCCACCAGGACAGCGCCAGCGGCCGGCTGCAAGCCGTGGAGCTGGCCAACGATGCGGCACCGGATGGCCTGCAGCCGGTTTACACCGACCGCCACCTGTACCCCAGCCGCGCCGCCGCCGAACAGGCTGCCCGCGCCCGGCTGGCAAGCTTCAACCGCGACACCGCCAAAGTGCGCCTGGACCTGCCCGGGCGCACCGACCTGTTCGCCGAGCGCAGTATCGAGGCGCGCGGCTTCATGGCCGGGCTCGACGGGCTGTACCTGATCGAGTCGGTGGAGCAGGTGCTCACCAGCAGCGGCTGGCGCACCACCCTGCAGTGCAATGGCGGCCAGCAGGGCAAGGCCAATGCCAAGGGCAACGCGCCCGGCCGGGCCGGGGCGCTCAAGGCCCAGGGCTGAACGGCCAAGGGGCGCTGAGCGCTGCACGTTTCAACATTGCCCAATGGGCAAGCCATCTTGTGAAAGCCTCGCGCTTCAAGCCATCGCCCATGAGCGAACCCCGGCGGCTACGGCCGCCATTCGATCAGACAGCAATGGAGCACGCCGTGAATGGAACTGACCGCACGACAACTGAGTGATATCTACCCCCTTGCCGGCCAGCGGGTCGGCGCTTTTCTGCCGGCACTCAACGAGGCCATGGCGCGTTGGGAAATCAACCATCCCAAGCGCGCTGCGGCGTTTCTGGCCCAGGTCGGGCACGAGTCCGGCCAACTGCGCTACGTCAAGGAGCTGGGCAGCGATCGCTACCTGGCCCGCTACGACACCGGCAGCCTCGCCAAACGCCTGGGCAACACCCCCGAGGCGGACGGTGACGGCCAGCTTTATTGCGGCCGCGGCCTGATCCAGGTGACCGGCCACAACAACTACCAGGCCTGCAGCCGCGCGCTGTTCGGTGACGAACGCTTGCTGGCGCAACCGCAGATGCTCGAGCAGCCGCGCTGGGCGTGCGAGTCGGCGGCGTGGTTCTGGCAATCGCGGGGGCTCAATGCCCTGGCCGACCAGGGCGAGTTCAACCGCATCACCCGGCACATCAATGGCGGCCTGAATGGGCTGTCGGAGCGCCTGGCGTTGTGGGCACGGGCGCGGGAGGTGCTGTGCTGAGCCGTTGGCAGCTTGGGCTGTGCGTCGTACTCATGGCACTGGCCGCAGCGCTGGCCTGGCAGGCCCAGGCCTGGCGCTACTCTCGGTTGCTGGCCGCGCAGGAGCAGGAGCTGGTGCAGCAGCGCCTGGACCAGGCCGAGGCGCTGCACGGCCTGCTGCTGGTCGAACGCGAGCAGCGCCAGGGCCTGGAGCAGCGTCTGCATACCAGTGAATCGAAACATTTCAAGGAACTTACCGATGCCCAGGATGCTCAGGCTCGCCTGCGTGATCGCCTTGCTACTGCCGACCTGCGCCTGTCGGTCCTGGTCGAGCGCGACCCCCGTTGTGCCACAGTGCCTGCCGCCCCCGGCGCCGGCGGCGTGGATGATGGCCCCGTACGCGCCCGACTTGACCCGGCGCATGCTCGACGAATTATCGCCATCACCGACACCGGCGACCGTGGACTGATCGCCCTGCAGGCGTGCCAGGACTATGTGCGTGCGCTGGCGCCCTGAGCGCTTGCCAGGGCGGGCGAGGGTGGTAGGGTAGGGCGCATTCTCGCCAGGAGCCCGCC